TAATAAAGCGTCTTGATTCCCTTATGATGCGCGTATAAGTCAATCCGGTTTAGATCGCGCGTCGTCATCGTATCTTTCAAAAACAGCGTAAACGAAATGCCTTGGTCGACGTGCTGCTGAATAGTGGCAATAAGATCAACTACCTTAAACATATCCATGTCGTATGCTTCCTTATAAAAGAACCAATTCTGAGCCGATAAACCTGGCATTGGATAATATGTCTTACTGTTTCCGTATGTACGTTCCTCGATTCTCTCCATAATAGGCATTACGCCGGCCGTAGATGATTGAACGTATGAGATGCTTCCTGTAGGTGCAATAGCCTGCCTATACGAATGATACAAGCCATATTTCATAACATCCTCTTTAAGTTTCATCCAATCTTCAATGTTAGGAATATGTTGATCTCCAAACAGGATTTTAACCTTTTCGTGTTTAGGGCTATAATCAATTGTCACGTACTTATCAAAATACTCGCCTGATTTGTAGGTCGATCCATCAAACTTGTAGTACGTCTCCCCTGTTTCTCTTGCAATTTCCATTGAACGTTGCAGGGAGTAGAAGTTAACCATCATAAAGTATGTATTTGCAAAGTCCTTAGCCTCTTCACTTTCATAAGCGATTTTATTTTGAGCTAAAAAACCATGCAGGTTCATCTGCCCTAGACCAATTGATCGCATTAGCGTATTTGCTCTCGCAATTGCTGGTGCATTTACAATGTTTGTTTTCCTTGTGACAGTTGTCAGCGAGTCAATTGCAATTCTGACCGTTGAAGCAATTGATTGATTACTCATTACGTTTACAATGTTCATGGATCCAAGATTACATGAAATATCTAATCCAATTTCATCTTCCTGATCGTAATCTGTATAGACTGACACTTGTGATGCTTGGAGGACTTCAGAGCACAAATTAGAAAACTTCACTTTTGAAATATGTTCATTTGGATGCACTTTATTTACATTGTCAGCAAACATGATATAAGGATATCCAGATTCACTTCTTAAAATGGCCAATTGCTCCAACAGCTTTCGAGCATTCCCTTTTGCTTTTCTAACCCTCGGGTTTTCAACAAGCTCATCATACATTTTACTGATGTCCATCTCATCAAGATACTGCCCATATTCTTTGTAAACTGAATGAGGATAGAACATGTAATAATCCTTGTCTTCTCTTGCCAATTCAATGAATTTATCAGGAACAACTACCCCAATAGATAGTGTTTTAACCCGGACATCTTCATCAGCACTTATTTTTTTGGTATCCAGGAAGTCTGTGATGTCTGGATGGAATACACTTAGATAAGCTGCTCCAGACCCTTGTCTTTGCAGACCATTCAGACGTGTTCGCTAAGCACGCCCCGCCAGACGGCTGCTTCATGTTGCCATGAAGGTTAGACTATATCTTCATCCTTTTAGGATGCCTCCTGTTTCGACTGCCAATAGCTTGCAGCCTACGCCTTTCGGCTAGTCGTTGCACGTTCAAGACTTTAGTCTTGCTTCGCTCATGATTGTCCCTGTAGGAGTTCCCATGAATTAAAGAGGTTTTCGATCGCCATTTCTGACGAAAGGGGCCAAATCAACCCATTTGATCGGCATATCTAAAAGCATTATCCAATAGCTTCATAACACCTACGACACCTTTAGTTGCATTCTCTACGTCTTTAATTGCTTCACCCTTGGCTCGTAATTTGCTTAGGTTTAATGCAACACCGCCGCCCAATTTAGACAGCTGCATGGAAATATCGATCGCCCGTGAAATGTCGTTTAAACTGTCTCCCACTTCAAGCAAGAAACAGCTCACCATTTCGCCTCTTCGCTTACGCCCTGCATTAAGGAAAGTAGGTGTTGCCGGCTGATACTCTTGTTTCATCATGGCGTTTACTTCCTCAATTGCCTTTTCATAATCACCTTCTGCACAATACAAAGCTACAATTGAGACACGATCCTCATATCTCTCCAGTATCTTTGTTTTATCGTTTGTCTTTAATGCGTAGTCATTGTAGAACTTAAATGCACTCATGAAAGAAGGGAATCTGAATTTGTAACTGTAAGCAATTTTATAAATTGATTTAATCTGCTCAAATGTGTATTCGCTTAAGAATTCTTCTTCGTAATAATCGTTTTTAATCAGATAATCCAGTTTCTCTTTTAAGTCATGGAAAAAGACGGTGTTTTGATTAATGTAATCAACAAAGTAACTGTGTACGGCCTCCTTATCCTTCTCAAATTGAAACTTTCCATCTTTCTGAATCATGATCTCATTATTGAGCTTGATCCACTTTGGTATTGTGTTTGTCAATAAGTTGTACCTCCCGATTAATCTTCTGCAAATCTTGTTTTGTTCCACTTAGTTCAAACTTTAATAACAATGGTACGTGGAACATTGCTGAAAGTTTGTCCCCAGCTAAACCATAGTTATCACCCCAAACCTTGTTACCACTCACCGCAACTCCTTTTATTTTATTTTTATTCTTAATAATAAAATTCAAAGTCCTTTCAGGTATTTCCCCAAAGCCTATCGTATATGTAATATGTATGAATTCTTCTTCCACAATTAAATCATCTGTAATTTCAATGATGTCGAAGTTTAACTCCCTTTGTAGTGCTTGAGCAAATCTTTTCACGTTACCTGTCTTACTTTCATATGTAATAATCAATATTCTTTATATGCCCCGTTAAACAATCGGTTCGTGGTTGTTTCTGCTTCATTTTCAGCATGATGGAATGTTTCTGATATTTCTAAATTAATGTCTCCCATTTCCACGTAACCATTAGCCATACTTTCATATAACGAGCTCTTCTTTTCTTCAACAACAGGAACATAGTCTTCTAGATTTTTTTCTAATTCAACAAATTGATTGCCCTGTTGGTCAGTGGCAATAATATCTCCTTCGATCACAGGAAAAGATTGCCCATCAGCTAAATGAATATGAGTATTCTCAGTGGCTATTGTAAAGGTAATAATGTTTTTCTTTTTTACATACGGTTGAGTTGAATCAATACGTCTAACAGCTCCCATTCCACAACTCCCTTTTCTTTATTTTTTGTTTTTATCTTTGTCATGTCTTACGTCTAACTTATCCATATCATTGAGAATATGGTCAATAACAACATCGCTGAACTTACCGTAGACCTTATATCCAATTAATTTGCTTCTCAAATCTCTCCACTTTCTTGCTGCACTCATTTTAATTCCCCTTTCTATGAAACTGTGATTTTATCTAGATTCAAGCAGTATCTATTCGTCCTCCTTAGGAATTGTCACTCTTCTTCGATCGTCCATCCGTTTAATCTTGCGTACTTTAATTTTCTTGAATATCTACGCTTCCACTCGTCCCAGTCCTTCTTCTCTTGACCTGACGTTAGTGAGCCTCTGTACTGATTTTGTCTTCTTTTCTTGTCTAGCTCTAGTATATCGCCAACCCATCTAGGAACTGACGTCCTATAGTTACTTTGCGACATCTATTCGTCCTCCAATTGTTTCTGTATAAATTTCATTGTGTCTTCTATTGTTTCGGCCACCCTTCTCCAAGGAGTTTTTTAGCCTCTTCAACATCTGTGAATCTCTCAATCTTGTATCTATAGTCATCGATCCATCTGTAAACACATACTGCATTTTCTTCAACTTTCATGACGTACTGCTGCATAGGATCTTCTAAAAGGTGAAGTTTCTGATCTTTATAAAATCCTTGAATCATTTAATATCCCCCTCTTATTTTATTGAATTTCTCTTACTTCATGCGGTACTCCGCTTTCTTCTTGAGCATATACAGCATCATTATGAGCCTCAATTGCATCATCATAAGTATTAACAAGTGATCCCATACAATAAAGTCCGTATTTTTTGTTCATTTTCATCATCCTTTTAATTTATTTTTATTCTTTAAAGTAAACTTCCGTCCATAATCAAAACTCTTTCTTCATTACTTTGAAGCTCTTCGAGAACATCTGATATCGGAGATAGCTCTTGATCCTCTGTTATTGTTCGACTATGTTTTACTGCTGCGTACAACATACCAACTTCTTTGATCTCTTCTTTTAAGTTTCCATCATCATCCGCAACTTCTTCTGTATATAGCTTTATTGCCTTTTCCTTTGTATTAGCTTTAATTAATGCGTAATATGGGTCACATACTTCAAAATACTTCATAACGGGTTTTTCAACTTCCAACTCCTCAACGTAATCGCCTTTAATTTTCACATCATCAACTCCGTTTTCGAGCAAATGATCTACCATGTCCTTGCCTAGTTGTTCTAACGCAGCCCCTTGAACAGATGGACTTTCGTCATTAAATCCTTCATGAGCGTAACAAGTTGCTTTTATTTCAAAAACTGCTGCTTTAATTCCCATAGCACAATGCTCCTTTTAATATTTATTTTTTTCGAATCCACCAATCTCTTTAAAATCATCCTTTTAATTAAAATTTATAACTCCATCCCAGCTTTCCAATTCTTTAATATCGTTATTAATTTCTTTGCTTCTTAATAAACGTTTTCTTGCAGCTCTTGCAGACTCTTCAAACGCACCTTTAAGTGTCTGGGCACTTCCGAAGAATGGATTGCCTCGGTATACAACTTTGTTTTTTTCATTGTCCTTAACCACAACTTCGTCTATTAACCACTGTCCGAGGCGACTGGTTTCTTTGGCAAAGAATGTGATTCTAAATTGATATCCATCAATTACAACAAGTTTTTCAAAACTTTTCATTATTCGCCCCTCGTTTTCAATGAAATAAAACTTTTAATTAAATTTCAATCAACTGCTTCATATCTAACCTTTGGATAGGTTGTTTTCATATAAACTTTTTTCATGCACAATGGGCATTGAAACGGATACTTCGGCGGGTTTGATGTGAGCATCATATTTGAAAATACAAGCTCTGGAGCTTCATCACATTCATCACAATGTAACGTCTCTCTAAAAACATTAACTTTCTGAGATTTAATCATTTTCAGATGCCTCCTTTTTTTCATTACGACAATATATTTGCCACCACTTTATTTTTAAATCTCCATTTTCCAAAGCCCTTAAATTATTGTGAAGGTTGTCGGGATGAATTCCAAAAACCATTTTTCCTTTAATGAAGACAGCCGCCCCTTCATTTTTATAAAAATCATAAGACAGCTCTCCGCTGTAGTCCTCCTCTTCTAATACCGTAAAATCATTAGATAAAGCATTATAGTATGCAATTCGATTTTTCTCTGAACTTCTTACAAAATCAACGACTGTTGAAATTTGTTTTTGAGTTTCTCCCTCATACTTATTGCTGTGTTTGTAATGACATAATAAATTTTCAAATTTATAAAGCTCAGCTTTTCCAATCGTTTTGACTAACTCCTTTAATGCAGTCCCAACCTTATAATTAAGTTTGATATTATTCATTCAAAATTCCCCTTTGTCATTCTTTAATTTAGAAAACCAAAACCTCTTCCACCAGAAAGTTTTACGTTTTTCTTCCTCTTTAAAGCGTTCATAGTTTTCTTTAACTTGCTGATTCCATTTCTCTATTTTTTCTTGTGTTTGAATCGCTTTTTCAAGGCTCTCTTTATCTTCAATTGTTTTAATGACCTTGTCAGTCTGATATGTCCATTCATTTTTTGTGTTGCGCTGCCTGTCTGTTACGACTACATATTCGTTAAACCCTGGGATATACACTTTCCCTTCGACTTCAATTGGGTCTAAGTCGATAATCCCTTCAAAAAATGGCTGGTGTTCACATTGCTGCTCAATTGGGACAAGTGCATCACACAGACCTAGTGTCCAACTTTTCTTAATTACCTTCCCTTCAAATGTTGCTTTATGTCGTCCCACTTATTCACCTCCTACTGTTGCATCTCTTTCTTAAAAGCATGTTTCAAATGTTGCCAAAATGATATCCTTTTATTTCCTAGCTGATTATCATACTTTTCTTTTCTTTTACTTTCGTCTAAATACTCCCTTAATTGTTTTTCAGCTTGAATTTTACTCTCCTTATTCTCGACTGTGCTAATAACATAGTCAGTGAAGTAAATCCATCCCCCATCAAGCATTTTGACCTTTTTTTCTATATGAACATTTTCATCAAGTTCATTTATGTAAAGAGTGTCGCCACGGTTAACTTCAAAATTAATTTCATCCTCATAAAAAGTTTCAGTAGATAAATCAAAATACTCGTGGTCAATAGCTGGTGGCTTTTGTTTGGCAGGGACGCCATGAAAACACGATGGATATACCCTGAAAAGGTAAATCTTTTCTATTTTCTTGCCTTTAAATACTGCTCTATACTTCTCCATTTTAGTTGCCCCCTTCTCACATTTCATTAAATGCCGTTATTGCCACCAATAGTTGTTTGGCCTCAACTTCTGCCATTTGATCTCCAATTTGCACTTTTACCCATGTATCTGGATAATCAATACTCTTAGTTGCCAGGAGTTTCAGAGTTTTTCTGTTTACTCCCCTTAATGTGAATTCGGATGTAATGTCTCTCATTGTTTTCTCCTTTCTTTATAAAAATTGAATTTTATTTATAATTAATTGTTTTAAAAATCACTTACAACCCAGGCTTAAAATTTTCACGTCCTAGTGGAATTGATTCCAAGAGTGTTTTGCTCCCGTCTTCATTCCACTTATAAAGATAAACACCATAATTCAACCCATTTTTGAAATATCTTTTGCTTGCATATTCATATAGCTTTTTCTTTGCTTTTTCCTCTTTTTCAAATTGCATTGAGTAATGCCCACTATATGCTGAGACATTTGCTACATAAGGTTTTTGCATATTATTAATTTTAGTAATATTAGACTCAACATCTTTCAGTTTCTCTTCTAAAACCTTTTTCTCTTTCTCTAGCTCTTCTTTTTTCTCTTTTAAAGAATGTGTGTTGGCCATTTACTCCACCCTTTCTTAAAACACTGATCTCTGATTGTTCTAATTTGTCGTATACTGCGCTTGCCCGGGAAATTATGAATATTTTCTTCTGACTATTTCCTCTTTTATAAGTCCACCAACAGCAGCCCGTCTAACCCATACACTCTATCTCTTTCAGTTAGCTTTCCATTCTTTCTCATGGTCTTTAGTGCATTTTCTGCTTGTTTACGGTTTGAGTAAATATGTGGGTGGTATCCGTATATTTCCCTTCACTTTTCGCAGCAATTACAAACATGTTCATACTTCCACTCTCCTTGATATCTTCTTTTTAATTTTAGGTTAGAGCAGTAAGGAATAATCCAGTACCATCTGCAAGTAATCCAATAGTGATCAGAACAACATATGCCTTGCTAAAGTCACTCCAGTCTCTATAAATGAGTAGTTGTGACAATACTGTTCCTAAACAGATACCTCCGATAATCAAGAGTATTGTGATTAAATGCTCCAACTCTTCACCTCGATTCTCGATAAAAGGAATATTTTATTTTTACTCTTAAAGTAACTGCAAGTAATCCAATGTCTTTTCTAATTTCATGTCTTTACAACTCTCAATGCATTCTTTCTTGATTGCTTCTCCGCATTCTTTATGTACCGGGAATTCCCTGTATTCTTTGTTATCAGTTATTCTTATGTAATAAACGATCTCGCCTATGTGATCCTTGCATTTAACACACTCCAATGCATCACCTCGCTCCCTATATTTCTAATATACTCGCATCTCATCAATTAATCAACAACTATTTTATTTTTATTCTTAATATTTTTTAAAAAGTAGGAGAGTTTCCTCCCCTACAGTACAATAAGGCTGCTGCTAATGGTTTTGAGTTCGTTTATGAAATACACGAACAATTATTGCTGCTATGAATAATAAGGCAAACAACCCAAAAGCCATTGATCCATCCTTTAAAATTATCCCAAAGATCAACAATGCGCAACCAGACAAAATAAATAGTATTTTACTTAAGATATTGATCATTTACACTTCTCCATACAATCAAAGAATGCATTTACACCAATAATACCAGCAGAATTTACACAAGCATAGCAAGCAGTCCCCGCTGTTGCTGGAACACCAGCTGTGCATGCAGCTCCACATAAAATAGCTAAACCGGTAATTGCCCATTGGCTAATATTCTTATCACCTAAGCAATCTGATACGCATCCAGTCCAACTCTTCTGAGCACTCATCATGTTAGATGAACTTACTTTGTCCTCTGAAGTTTGTTTTGTTTCAAAGACCCCTGACTTGTCCTCATCCTTAACACCATTAACCCAATAATTCATTTCGTTTTGAGTACTGCTGATTTTCTTCATGTCAACTTCATAGTATTCTTCAATATTCATATCGCTATCAAACGAAACATTAAATGAACTGACTCTGTCTACTTTTTCAGTGTCTACGTATAAATAAGAAACTGAATAAGTCACTGTGCCATCATCATACTTAATAGCTCTAACTGATGCATTATCAAATACCTTTTCGTTTGATTTATGATACTTAATGTCTCCATCTTCAATTGCTTTTTCTGCCTTGGATAGAAGTTTTTCCTTAGTCTTTTTACTCACATCAATAGTGTGATCAGCAATAAATTCTGCCTCTGATTTTACTTTATCCTTGTCGACATTATCTGTTGAGATTGTGCTCTTTGCATCACTGTTCGGAGGAAATGTTGAAAAGGCCAGGACAAATACGGCAACTAGTGCTAAGATCGTTCGATAAAAATTGTTCATTAAAATATCCCCTTTGTAAAAATATAATTCTCATCTGGCACCAATACCTATCAAACAAACAATCTCATAAATCACCTTCTTTCTTTAATAAATGCTACCAATCATATAAATAATTGTTAAGAAATACTGATGATTTTGAATATTAAGTAACACAGATGTCCTTATATCAAGGGGATATTGCTCACCTTTATAAACAACTTATGTAATTTTGTAATTCCTTAGATTTAGTAAAAATCTCACCGAATTTTTTGTCTATAGTTTTCCATTGTCTTTCAGATGTTGAAGGCAACTCATTTTCAAGATAAATGAACAACTCATCAACTCTGCTACTAAGTTGATCTATATTTTGCACAAGTGTTTCTTTTATTGGGTCAGATATGTGCACGGATCCGTCCTCCCTTATGAAAAGATAATTACCGCCTTGCTGTTGTTATTTTTTATGTACGGTGAATGTTTTCTCTGAAGGTAATTTGTCCCCCTACCTTCACCAATGCTCACGTTATAAACAATCTTTACCTTATGTATGTCTAATGCCTTTCGTTTAGCCTCTTCTGTAGACGCTGCTTCAATTACCAAAGAAGCGTTTTCGTCATTGTGATCTTTACATCTAACATAGTACCTTTTCAATAAACATCCCTTTATCCTTTCTTTTTATCCTGTTGTATTAATCCTCTTTTAGGTAAGTCTTAAAAAACTCTTCTAGGTTTGCAGCAATCGCACCAGCAACTTCTGCATAATATGTATGGCTCCTCTCTTCGGATCTTAAAAGCTCAACTGCAGCCTTAGCAATGGCTTTTATTTTCCCCTCGTCTAATTTGCCGCTTCTTACTTCATCTTTAATTTTTTCTGCCTTCTCTTTTAAGCTTTCTGGATAGTTCATCGCAGCGTTCACCTCTTATATTTTATTTTTACTCTTTAAAATTGATCTTTTATTTAATTGTTATGTAATCCTTTAATCGTTCATTTGCAATATCACAATACTCTTTACTAATCTCTGTTCCTATGTATTTGCGGTTATTTAAAGCTGCCATCTTTGCAGTTGTTCCACTTCCCATAAACGGATCAAATACAATGTCTCCTTCATTTGACCAAGAAAGAATGTGATCTTCAGCAAGCTTTTCTGGAAATATTGCCGGATGTTGAAATGCGATCTTGTCTAGTGTTGATTTTTGATAACCGTTCGGTATCCTCCAAATGTTGAACCTCACACCGAACTCTTTCAGTAAGTTCTGCTTATGATGCCTTACTTTTTCGCCGTCCATTTTTCTATAATGCCCTTTTATATGTTTCTTGCCGTTGTACCATTTATTTTTCCTGTCTGCTAATAGATTGATTGTTTTTGGCTTTCCTTTCGAAAAAATAAACATGTACTCAAAAATCTGATAATATCTATTCTTATCTGGAAAGCTGATACTGTCTTTTTCATAAATCATTGTGTCATGTAGGTTAAAGCCCAACTCTTTAAAGTATAAAGCTTGTCTAAAACTTGACCCTGTCTCGGAACCTTTATGTGTTTTATCCCCTACTACCCAAACAACGACTCCACCCTCTTTTGTCACCCTATACAATTCTTGAGCAGTTTCCTCAAAGTTAAATGAATATCCATTGTAATTCCTTAGGTCATCATAAGGAGGAGAAGTCACTGTTAAGTCGATAGTGCAATCACCAATATTCTCTTTCATGAATTGTACGCAATCATTATTATGTATTTTGTATAAATTCTCTCCGTTTTTATCCAGCTCTCCTTTCTCTATAAAAGAGATATTTCATTTAGATTTATGACTGTTTTCTCCGTTTTCTCCACAAAGGAGTTTTTTGTCTTTTCATTTGATCTAATCGTTTGTTGAGTTCTTCATTTCTTTTCTCTTCAAGTAAAAAGTCTTGTTTTGTCCATCCAGCTTGCCAATTATATTCCCCTGTTTCTTGCCATTCCTTAAAGACTTGGTCTGGATATTTCTCTTTGGCTGCAAATCCATCAGGCCGTGATGCAAAGGTTTTTATCCATTCAAGCATTGCTTTTTCTGATACATCTACTTCCCAAACGTCGTAGTCAAAATCAGATCCGTATCCAAAGTGGAGTGTGAAACTATGCATTTTATTTCTTTCAAGATAACTTTCAGGTTGCTGTAGATCTATTTCCAGGCCTGTAGCATCACATACGATCTTTGTTGGTACTTCGACTTCTTTTTTTCTAGTTTCATATATTTTCAATTAATCACGCTCCTATCCAATCAAATGAATAATATCCTCTACGATTTCATCACTATTCCACTCATTTGTATCCCAAGAGTTCATATGTAAGCCCATTTCATCAATCACCTGGTTATAAAGTTCTAAGACTGGTTCAATATCTCGGTCATTTATGTATTCGTCACCACGTTCACGTAAACGCTGCTTAATAACTTTTGGATCAGCGTGTAAGTAGATCACTTTTGCTTTATCTCTAATCTTCTCCTCAATTGCCCTTTGTTGCTCTTCTGTTAAGATTGAGTAATCCTTGAACTTCTTCGCATAAACCAGATTTGAATATATGTATCGATCAATAATTACATTGTCCTCATCGGCCAGTTTGTTAAAGTGTTCGAACAGCTTCTCATTTCCGCTCTTGGCCAATTCAAAGCTGGATCCTTTTATTACCGGATATCCGAGTTCTTTGCTTAGCTTATCTGCTACTGTTGATTTGTAGCAGCAGTCAGTGCCTTCTAAAATAATCATCGTCATTTATCTTCCACCCTTCTTACATTGCTGAAGCCAATCACTCTATATGAGCCGTCTGGATACTCAACTTCTAATTGCTCATGTCCTTTATCAACTTGTGCAACAACACCAATCTCTCCTGTGAAACCAGCAATCACCTTCTCTCCCTTTTTAAACATACAATTAACCTCCTTTAACTGGATTTAATTCATGCTCCTTGAAGAATGTAATATCACCTGTTTCATCACTGACTGCGTAATCATATGTGGCAGAGTGAAGCAACTCAATAATTTTCCCCTCACGGCCAACATGATGAGGACAAGCGTTCTTTGCATTCTCATTTATGATGACTTTTAACCCTTCTGGATAAGACCAAAACTTCGGCAATTAACCGCCTCCTAACTAATAATCGAGATTGTCCCATTTTGCTTGCCAAAATTAATTGCGTCACGCTCGGTTGCTACGAGCAAGTCCACTTTATTTCCAACTATTGCGCCTCCAGTATCAATTGCAATTGCTTTGAACGTTTTCCCACCAATGCTTACTTCAACTATTGAATTCAAGGGAATTACACTTGGATCGGTTGCAATAACACGATACCCTTTATAATAGATTGATTGAGTAACATCAACACCTGTTCTAGTTGTCCCTGTGCATCCTTCTCGGCAGTGCGCAACATAAGCACTCAGCTTGACCGGGATAGCTTTCTTCTTCGAATGTGCCTCGTTTTCTTTTTCGTGTGTTATTATTTTATTTTTACTCTTAAAAGTTGTGTGCTTTGCCTTCTCACCTCCTCTCATGTGCCTTTTCTTACTTTGCTTAGGTTTAATGAGTTTTGCTGATACAATCTTCTCTGTATGCATTTTTAATTGTTCTTCTCTGTTCGTTTGAGCTTTTTTAAATAGCCGTAAAACAATATTCTCACTCGATGGGATCCTAATCTGTCTAGGCTTCTTATAAAATGATTCTTTTATTGAGTTTTCATTTCCCTCTGTTTTATGTAAATGTTGCTCATAACTTATGTAAGAAAAAGTGGTTAAGGGAATCAAAATCATCATACCATAAACAGACTTGAAAATGTGTGTTTTAATTTTATTTTTACTCTTAATGGCGATGCATATCACTTCTCCTTCTTTGTTTTCTTTCTATTCGATATTCCTAAATAATCATTTATTCGTTTTTTGGCTATCTCTATGTAATATTCCTTATCAAGATAATCAGGAACTTTTAAATCAATAACGTTATCATTATTGATAAAGCAGCGCGGTGGGGTATTTCCGATTTTTTCAATTCGTTCTTCTGTTTTGACCTTGAAAACACCTTTAGCATTTTTATCTTTAGAAGCAAAAACTCTTAAAACTTTTTCAGGCAGCCTTTCTTCTCCATAGAGAGCGTACATATATTTGTTTGATACCTTTACAATTTTCTGAAATTCTCTTAATTGATTACAGTCATTGATTGTTTTTTCAACTGGAATGCCTTTTGTAAAATACTCAATCAATGCTTTATTCACAATTGGAAGGTCATAGTCTAAGTTGTTTAATTTTTTAACATAAGCACCTTTAGATTTATACTTTTGGTCTTTATCAATGATTATGTAGTTGTTTACATCCTTCTGATAAATCTTCTCATAAACATCCCACTCTAAGTCTAATCGTGTTCTAGTTTCCCATTCCTTAGCCACTTCCTTGATTAAATCAATATCTGATTCCTTTTCAACTTTCATAAACAAACCATCAGTATTTGACTGGATCAGTTTACAATACGGTTCAATTTTCTCTATCAAATCTAATAACAGCAGCTGCCCGGCTAAACACACGTTATTAGCCATTAATGGGTCGTAAAGTGGATTATACTGATCTTTCATTGCTCCATAAGTTGAGTTTAGGACGATTTTGTAAGGAGCTTGTTTGGGGTCTTTTTTTCGTTTCAGTTCTAACCGTGTATCTCTGATTTCAGTATATTTCAAAGGGTTTTTCACATTACGACTAATGTAATCATATTCAATCATGATTGAAGGGTATAGAGATGCAACATCACAACATAATATTATTCCTTCATCTTTATACTTTGGTAATGCGCCATGTAAACCTCCCCATGCAAAAATATGAGGTACACCTGCAACATCAACATTTAACTTTTTCGTATAATCTAAATTTTCAGGATCTCTATACCAATCAACAATGTGTTTGTATTTTTCAATTTTTAATGTATTAGGAAATCTAAGTTCAAACTCATCTCCCCTGTTTCCTTGCTTTTCAGCTCCCAAGATAAATGCAGATAATTGAGCTTTTGTTTTTGTAAACATAGACATATCCAACTCAAAGGCTTCAATTAGAGCCAATTGACTTGCGAATTCTTCTATTTTATTATCAAACACTTCAATTGTCTGTTTATCATCATGAATACAGTATTCAACAACTTCTTTAATTTCTTTTTCTGTCAAAGCCCTGGAGATATCAAATGGTACTGATGACTCTTTAATTCTTGAACCCATGAATCCTTCTAATTGCTTTAAGCTGTGGAAACCAGTTGTTATGTCAAAGTTATTCAGTGGGATCTTATAACCTTCTCTAACAACATTAAATCCCTTTACATTATCATTAATAATCCTTGAACTAATATAATAAGGATTCATTCCTAACAGGATTCCCTTTAAAATGTATTGGTCGTACATTCTAGAGTTGTAACCAATCCAAATATCATCTTTAAACATTTTATAGAATCGTTTCAGTTCATCAACATCATCTATAATAACCTTACCCTTTTTAGTATCATAATCGATCAGCACAACCATCCAGTTATGTTTAAAAACTTCAAAGTCATAGAATATCTTCCTCATCATTACCCCCTAAGAAAATAGGTTATCAAACAAATCGGTCTTATCCTTTTTCTTAAATTTATTTGATGATTTATTTAAAAAATCCTTATAAAACTTGCATGTTTTTCGGTGACCACATAAGACACTACAATAAAAGGAATTGTATTTATCTATTTTCACTGGTTCCCATTGGGTTTCAACATCACGGTCTTTATTTTCAATCTTTTTAACAGTATCACTAATATAATCTTTCAGTTCATTAATTTTCTCTTCAGTAACTTCGTATTCAACTAAACAATCTTCAAGCCAATACTTATTTTTAATATCTGCAGGTAAGCAGTCAATGCTATTTTCTTTTACTGCGTTATCTAACAACAGGTCAATTTCGAAATCATCATATTCCAGAGTGCGCATCTCTTTTTCTAGCTGCATTCGTATTTCCTTTACCCACTTACCCCTGTTACACATTTTCTTTTTCACTTTGGTTTTTCCTTGGGTACATACATAAACGTATTTCACCATGAACCATAGGATTTTATCTACTTTTAAGTCAGTTGTTTGCTCCAATGCAAGCTTGTACATCAATAGCTGTCTTCCTGCTTCATTTAATTTCTTGCCGGCAAACTTACTTGATGTCTTCCAGTCATAAATACTAACGTATGGTTTTCCTTTTTCACTGGGAAGGATTGCATCTACATATCCTTGAAGATAAATCCCATCTGATATTTCAAATACAAGCAGCTTCTCTAAAACCATTTTGCTGTCAATTTTATTAAAATTGTTTAGGAAATGACCAATGTCTGCTTTCCAGCTTTCTCCGATTGAGTCACTCGGAAAGTTGACTCCATTCAGCTCTAATTCAATTAATCTATTTTCAAATCCCTTTTTAAATTCTCCAATGTCTAATTCATTTTTATAAATCTGTTCAATTCCGTTATGTAATTCAGAACCCATAAGGGTGTAAATATTATCTATGCCTTTCTTTTTCAAAACGTATGTATTGTAGTATTCATACTCACAGTTATTAAAGGTTCCGAGCTTTGAAAAGGAATAAATGTTTTTCCCTTGTTGTCTCAATTCATTTAATTTTTCTTTCAATCAATCATCTCCTTTTCATATCCAAACTGTACAGTCTCTAATTAGACGGTGTAGAGTGCTTTTATCAAGGTCTGATGGTGCCATTTTTGATCCCTTAGGTAGATACTTGTTTTCACGATCAAATATGTACCCAACTTCATTTTCAAAGAAATTTTCAAACTTAAGGCTGTTGGCAATTTCTACGCTATGTTCTTCACCTAATCCTTCATCCATCATCACTAATGACTTTTTCGGAAACATTGATTTTATGTGATTTGCTTGAATTTCACTTAAAAAGCTGCCTCCTAAAGAAACTCCAACATTCAATCCCTTACTTGCTAAGGCCATTGAATGTTTTTCGGATTCCCCGATCATAACAATGCTCTTTTCTCTAATTGAACTGTAATTTTCAACAAACCCGTATAGCGTTTTGGACTTGGGAAATGAAATAATAGGCAGCCATTTTGTTTCCTCATCATTAACTTCCTTCTTATTAAGACGCCCCATTACACCACACAATTCACCACTAAGAGATTTCCATGGCACCGTTATTCTTCCGGAAACACTATCGTAACCAACCTGGAACAAAGATTGAGTTAAAGGTAATATTCCATCCTCATAAAACAACTTATTTGGAACAGATACAAATTGATCTAAAATGTCATCGGAATACGTTTCTAGATCCAAATCCATTGGATTACTTAGTCTTCTTATATTCTTATAAAAACCTCCGAATGGTAACTCAGGTGGTTTATATTCTTCTTCACTTTTATAATCAACTATTTCAGATATCCTTTTGATTGTTTTGGGAAAAGATAAACCCAATTTATTTTGAACAAGTGTTATCAAGTCACCTTTTAAGTTGGTTGAAAAACAGGTTGCACCTAAAGTGGTTTTATTTACTTTTACTGAAGTCGGATTTCTTCCTTTTTTTCTCGCACATCTGTACTCATTCCCGCGTTCATCAACATTGTAAAACCCCGTCTGTTCTAAAATAAGTACTATGTACTCTGGCTTTTCAATAATGTGATTCTTAAGATCATATACGTCCATGATTTCACCGTCCCTTGGTAATCATGTCCGCTCTGTAGTTCTCTGATGTTTAGGAGTACAATAACCGAGCTCATTCCATTTATTCCATGCACCGTCAAATTGGTATAACAACACTGTATCGCCTTCGTCATTCCGTGTCTTATTCAAAAAGAATAATCTATACTTCTTATTTGGGTCTAACTGAATTTCTTCTTTAATGTTTGTAAATTTTCCCGACGAGTCTTTTTTGAATCTATAGGGTTTAACATCGAATTTTCCTCCTGGGAATTCATCCTCCCATAAAGGTCTTGTTAGAACTAACTCTGAAACAATCTCCTTAACTGCTTTAGCATTTGATAAACAAGACGCTGTTAGATATCTAGTATTCTCCATATAAATGGCCAATTGCATTGTAATGATGATGCAAATATCCTCTTTTTCCGCCACTTGTAATAACTGTTTTGAGGCTTCAATTAGCTCACCTGTTACATTGGTTGAAGCCGCATCTTCAGCTTTAAATGTATCGTAAAGCATATAACCGAATCCTTGTTTTGCCATTCTTCTCATTATTCTCTTTACATCATTAATGCTGTAATCATATATCTTGGCAAATTTGATACGCCCCTTGTAATGCTTCTCATAATATTCAATTGCCTTTTGTAACATTTCCTTTTGCTCATGCTTTAGGTTGCCCATTTTTTGTTTCTTTCTTGGCAAACCATAATAACCAAGTTTATGACTTAAAATTGTTGCCATAAAAATATGTTGCCAAGCCCTTTTATTCATTTCATTGGCGATAATTGTTACCTTTTCACCCTGATCTAAAATTGACATGATATAAGAAGAAACACAAAAACTTGTTTTCCCTGTCCCACTAAATCCAGCAAAAATTTGAACATTAGATTTATGAAGTCCAAGCGTGTGATAATTCAATAATGGACATGCAGCTGAATAGCTTAATCCCATTTCTTCCCCGTTTTCAATTGATTCGACAAACTCTTCATTCAAATCAAGATCCTCAATTTTCACTCCTGAACCGCGACCTAGAAAAACATTATCTAATTGAAATTCAAAGTAACTGTACAATTGTTGACTCGTCATCTTCTTGAATTTATCAAGCTCGTTCGAAACATTGAATCCCTTATCATGAAGCTTTAGTATCATGTTAAATTTAATTAGTTCATCATAGTATGTCTCAACGTTTTCATCGTTTAGTACGTGCTTGAGTTCATCAATGGTTTTCATTCCACCTCGCCGAATAAAACCATTTTTTAATGTTTCTTTACCTTCTATGTAGCTGAAAACACTCGCATCATCAAAGCTCTTATAATTCATGTTGCTCAGTTCTAAACCTAGAGAGTAATAAAATTTCCCGTCTTCTGTTAGAAAATCTCTATCCGCCCTCACGTGGTCTTTATAATCCTCATACAAATCAGGGTTTTTCCATAAACAAAATATAAAGCTTCCTTCAATTTGTCCCCTGTTTTCAACTAATTCCTTTGGATAAGAATCTAAGTTGTTCAATACTCGTCCTCCCCATCCAGAAACTCTGTTATATTTTTTGGTGAATTGTTTTGTTTTAAAGATGCGGAATCAACGATATTAGTTTGATTTACAATTGCAATATCAAGATTATGATTTTTTTCAATCATTCTCTGATTTTGTTCATGCAGCCATTCCTTATAAACATCATTGATGTTACTTTCAACAATCTTAAAAATATAGCTAATCATCCCATACTCGTTGTAAAACTCTTTATTAGTTAACCAATATTGAATTGTTTGTTGGTTCTTCTCAAAGCAAATTTGTATCACTTCATAATCATAAAATCTTTTTAGTTCAGCTATCTTTTTTAGAAAAATTGGAGGAATGACTTGACCCTCTCTATAATTCAAGACACCTTTCGCTATGTAGTTTAAGAGGTTTTTTCGTTTCACCTTATCATTGATATAGGTTTCATATTCATCCTTAGTACAGTAGTATTTATTTTTCCCCTTATCGTCAGAAACCCTAAAAAAAGTATCAACAGTTCCATTAGCTTTACATATTTGACATACACATCTTCTGGCCAAGAATACCCTCTCCTATTGATAAGGGGGAGAGTCTCCCCCTCTTTTCCTTCAGTTAGATAATGCTTCGACTATCTTTTCGAATGCTGTAGTTGGTACAATGTCTACTCCTTTAAAATCTTTCATATTAAATTGATCCATAATTTTCTTCATTTCACCCTTAGCTTTGTCAGTTGCATTAGGGAATAGTACCTTAATCTCTTCTGCCAACCTCTCATTCTCTTCTTTATCAATAAAAGATGAGTTGTTAACTTCGTTGTGAATTTGAATTTCTTTAATTTGCTCTTGTTCTTTTCTTTCTTCTTCAATGTTATTTGTGTTATTTTTTTGTTTATCAAAAGCCACATGGATAGCTTGTTCAATTGCTTTAATAAATTCATTCGGATCTAAAGGAATTGATGGTGTGATATCTGAGAATCTTGACTTTGAATCAATATTAAAGTTGTCATCTCTAAAAGTGATGATTCTTGATTCATCAACAACTGTTCCCACTGTTTTGTCAGGCCCAATTTTTTGTTTTACTGTTTTCTTTTCAATCGACCGATTAATAGATGCTACTCCTAAAACATGCAGCTTGGTTTTAATCGCATTGAAGTATTTATGTGTCATATTGGTTGTCAGCATGTCGTATTCCAAACCCGTAACTACGTCTGTCATTGTTCTTTTCTTCGTATGACCTAAAATAAACATGCTAATACCGACCTTTTTAAGTTTCCACATCTTTTCAAGAATTAACTCAATTACCTTGTCCTCTCCTGCCTGGAAACCACCGAATGCTGCTTTAATGGTATTCACTCTTTTTTCAGGATTTGCTTTATTGTGTAGTCTAATAACTTCTGGTTCTGTAATTTTAATCAACTCATCAAATGTGTCATATACTAAAACCTTTAAATCAGCATAATCTGTTGTTCTGTTTTTAATAATATCTTTAGTAATTTCATCAAAGGTTGTCCAATCAGGAACATCTTCATAAGAGGCATTGGGGATGGCATCAATACCATCCTCTTTACCAATATTCAAGATTATATACCCGTCTTCTCCGACTAATTTTTCGCAAACTTCTTTAGCTAGAGTTGTTTTACCGATCCCCGATTCACCAATAATTCCAGTGTTATAATCGAGAGGATTAACTTTAATTTTATTCTTTTTACCAAATTTTCTTGCCATATGGATAAACATCTCCTTATTGTTTTTAAATAAATGTTAGTTAGGTCTTTTCAAATCAAGCAAATAACTCATCAAATGCATTTTCTTTTTCTTCTTCAGTCACTTTAGGTTCTTCTTTTTCTACGGGTGGTGTAGAATTTTGAATCTGTTGTGGAATATATGTAAGATCTTCAATTTCATATGTAGATGTTGCGGCACCTTCTGTAAAATCATTAGAATCATTAAACTTTTTTAAAATAGGTTTTAAAAGTCTATTTTCTTCACGATTTTCGCCCAATAACCCTCCCTTAGGTTTAAAGTCATCCAGTGTGTTTAAACCTAAAGCAATCATTTCCTTTTGACTTTCCGTGAGTTCCTCTTCGGTAAACTCAATCTCATCAGCACCCCTGAAAATATTCACAACCCATTGAAGGTGAAAAACTTCATCATTTTCAACTTTAAAGAAGTTTTTCAAGAGATCTAACCGTTTCATATGTAATTCATTTTCAAAGTCCAATTTTTGTGCATTGATGACTAATTGCTGAGGAAAAAATCGATCTTTTTTTGCCTGATTATCATAGCTAAGTACGTACGCATCAACAAAGTACCTTTTTTCTTCCTCAAATGACGATTCATCTAAAGATTCACTTGTGAAAAATACATCCATGGTGGCTCTTAGTTGAGATGGTGTATCACTACTTACAATTTCAATGGTTTTGATTTTGAACTTTCTAAAATTCCGTCCATTCCATGAATTGTATTCAATATTGCCTGTGATTTTAAATTTATTGTCTTTATGCTTTTCGAGGTTTTGGGACAAGTACTGAATAGCATCATATTCATGAATGAATTCTGCACCGTTTACGTTTAATTGTTTATATTCTCCCTTGAGAGTAGATAAAGTTTTATTTTCTTCTTCAGTAAGAGAGCCTTTCATTTCCAACCCTCTAATTTTAAATTTCAATTCATTTAATTTGGCTTTTGTTGACTCATCGTTTAAGTTAATTAAGATCTTAGAAAAATCAGCAACCATGTTTACTGTTTCTTCTTTCAACCGATCTTCCCATGGAATTTCGAGTCTTGATCCTTTTTCATTTTCTGTACCCTTGCTAAATGAAAACACTTTATTTTGTTTACTTTTTGAGTAACCACCTTCAATCTCAACAAAAACACTGTTTGTTTTTGACTCTTGAACTGCGAAGCTCAATCTTTCCTTAACCCATCCGCTGTCATATTCCTTAATTTCATGGAATTTCTCTTTATTGTTTGAAATAAATAGGTTACCGATAAATTCAAATGTATTATAAAGTTTGCTCAATATAATTCCTCCCAGAATAATTAGTTTAAGATTAATTTAAGAACTGAATCTATGACTCTTTGATTAATTTGACTACCGGCTGCTCGGGGGTGACCTCCACCACCAAATTTAGCAGCAATGTCTTTTCCTAAATCAATTTTCTCCTTGACTCCCCTATAACTGACCTTTAATGAACCAGGATCAATTATGATAATGAAATCTAAATTAGGATTTTTCTGAGCAAGTTCATTCCCTAGTTCAGATTGATATGTATCAGCAAACACTACTCCTGTACTGTAATCAAGCACTTGCAAAGTTCTCAGTTGTTTTTCCTTTTTAGATATGTATTCTTTAATTTTAAATTTCTCAATGTCCAAAATATGTAGTTCATGATCTGAAAAATAAATGGATGGATTTGTTGAGAATCTTTTTATAAAGTTTTCTCTCCCAATAATATAAAGAAGATCATTCAGTTTTTTGGCATGGGTGTCATTATATTTTGTTGACCACTCCCAGGTGTCATATCTTCTTACTTTTTCTACAAATTCACTCAATTCTTCACACTCATTATTTTGAAACTTAATGAGATGGTCATAAACCATACTTGTAGCAGATGTCTTTAGGTTTTCTTCGCATGGTGATTTAATATAGTAATCATTAACATTTGCCCATTTATAAATATTTAACCACTTCGCTGTCGCATGATGATCAATAAGTACCCATTTAGACGTTGATTGAATTTCATTTATTTTTTCAGCAAGATCCTTATTAACAGATATATCTGTAACGAGAATTAAATCATATTCCTTAAACCTGTTATTATTTATGAATTCAAGAACTTTTTGATCTATATTATGATAATCACAAAACTCTACTTCCACGTCATTTAATAAGTGGTTACATACTATTGCACAACCAACTCCGTCTAGGTCAGTGTGTGTAAATAATTTTACCTTTTTAATATTCCGCACCTCTTTCTTTTTGTTTATATTTTATTTTTATCCTTAAAATGCCTATAATGAGACTTGCTACTAACTTACAATCCTTTATACCAAGTAGCTTGTTTAATTCTATGTATCTCTTTTTTGGAAAGTCCCAAGGTTCTGGATCACCTTTTACATTTTCAATCCTTATTACTGTTCCATGCCGAATTGTGATCTTTAAATTTCCATATGAGTATGTTTTAGAAAAAAGACCTCTCTTAATTCCTCCTGGTTTAAATTCCTTTACCAACATCACATTCCTGGTTAATTTTCTTCTTGCTTGGTCTTCGTCAATGTCGTAATTCCTTTTTACATCATTTTTGTAGGTATGCAAGGCTTCGGCAGATACTTTCAGTATCTTTAATTCCTTTTTCATCTCTTTCCTCCTTTCTCTCTTTGGGATAACTTAATCTTACATCATTAAAAAGGCATGGTCAATAACTATTTTATTTTTATTCTGAAAAGTTTTAATGAGTATCTTTATTAATTGGGGTACAGACTGCATCTGAAGAATGATTTTCTTGTTTCCACCCCCCAACAGCGTAATTTTATAAAATCATATCGAGAGTTAAGAAGCACCTTTGCTTAGGCGCTTCTGTATAACAAACTATCCTATACCCGAAATTCGGCTACGTATCTCTTATCTGATCCTTCATTACCGTAATCAGAAACTTTTGCAAAGTCCGTTGTGAAAGTTTCATCTGGGTACTCACGGATCATTTTTCTACATAGGTTAGACAGAGCTTCTTGCTTCGTTCTGCCATATTCATATACCAACACATTAAACACCCCTTAACATTATTATGAGAGAACCTTTTCCTTCTCATCCTTAATGTACCCACTTAACGATATGACAAATCAAAACAAGTGAAAATTCATAAAATTAAACAACTTCACTCCATGACCACATGTTCATTGTTTGCAGCGTAAAACCGTCAGGAAGCTTTTTCATTTTTACATTCACATTATATCTTTTCCCAGTGGTCTTATGAATTACAGCAAGTTCTTCACCATCATAGAACCGCACAATTGCTTCATTAAATTCAATTGGCTGATCAACCACGTAACCTTCTTTGAGCGCTTTGATATACAGATAAGGATCTGTTTTATAAAGCTCATATAGTCTATTGCCAAAGTCTTCGTGTTTATCTCTAAGCAGATTAAAATTAATTAGGGATATGTACAGTTTTTCCGATATGTTTAGCTTGTTCTTGAAGTACCGGATTGCTTCATCTTGCTCTTTACTTAAAATGTTAATCATTTAATCAAGCTCCTTTAAGTATAATGTTTAAGTGTTTTTATATGGGGGAATATGTATATGGAGGTGGTTCATTTGGAAAATAATCAGAAAATAACGCTAAACTCTTCTTTCGCGTTATCCACTCTTATTGTCTTACTTATTGCATTGTACCCGTCCTATTCTTCTTGGTTTGTCACAATATTCTTTTTAGGGTTTGCACTAATTTACACATTTGAAAAAAATAAGAGTAAATCCTCAAAATTAATTGCCATTATCTCTTATCCATTGTTTGTTGTAGCATTAGTTTACAGCATAATAAACAGCATATAATAATCCTCCCACCTAAGGGAGGATTATTTTTTATCCATTACATTTCAACAACTTTTGGGCCACCTTTGTCTGTGATGATAAAGCTGTCACTCCCGATTTTTTTCTTTCGATCCTTATCTTCATAAATCGTTACATGGTGCTTTGTCATGAGAGTTGCCCCTGCCATCTTAAATTCCTGCTTATCCTTAAAGTAAACAATTTTATATTCACCTAGAATAATCATGTTAGCTAGTCCAGCTAAATAAGAAGACCATCCCCCTGTAGGCAAATTTAATGCAAATCCTAATGTTTGAACGACTGCAGCAGTTGAATACTTGTCAAACTTGGTATCGCCGTATGTAGTTCCGGCATCTTGCCAATCATCCGCAGTTGTCGAAAAACCTGGGCTCTTAATATTTGAGGCGGTCTTAAGTACATTGATTGGTTGGTGGTAGACATTGCTTTCAGTATCATTCCTACTTTGATTTAGCTCTTTTGCATTTACTCCTACTCCAAAATCACAAAGCAAACCACTTACGAGTAAAGTTCCAACAACTCCAATTTTACCAATGTTTTTTTTCACACCTAATTCCTCCTCTGAGTGTTTTAATTATATTACACTCAGACATTACCCCAAAAATATCCATACAAACCACTTTCTATTTAATTTGTTTTCTTTTAAACTACAATTTTATTTAGACTACAATATCTCCTTCTGCAGTCTTCAGCGTTCCACTATCATATGTGTTATGGATTAAGGTTGTATTCTTTGCTTTATCTGTGCAATAAGGGTGGGATAATAACTTGCCTCCAATTCCGCGCACATCGTTCCTTACGAGACGTACCTTGTCTGTATTCTCCAAATAAACGCCGTATCCTTGGTCTACTGAACGATTAAACATTATCTCATTATCCTTTAAAATGTGTTCTGAGCCACCAGTCAGTTGAATAGCGATCAATGATTTACAGAAATAAACCTGATTCTCACTGATCTGGCAACTATACTTCTCAGGAGTACCTTTAATTGCAACATTCCTAGGCTCATGAATTTCATTTCGTTGCAGTGAGACAGAAGAGTCCTTGTCCCAAAAGATGCCGTATCCACTCCCACTTAACAACAAATCATTTCCCTTTAAACGAACTGACTGAGATCTTTCGCAATACATTCCACCATACACATTAGCAAATTCATTATTAACGAGACTGATTCGGCTAGAATCCATTATCTTTGCAGCATATGATGAGCTCGTTCCTTTTCCTTTGGTATTCACAACCTTGATATCATTTGAGTTTCTAACCTGGACTTGAACACAATCACTGTTTTCTATCCTGTTGTCCGTAATTAAAAAGTCCTCTGCTTGATGTGTTGCAATAGGACATGCTTTTATATTTTCAAAAGTATTATTTGATACTGTGCCACCCTTTCCTCTTACACAAATGCCCACTTCAAAGCCACTTATCGTATTGCCATCAATTTGAACTCTGTTTCCCGACTCCGTACTTGAAACGCCTACCGAGTCAATCCCATATGTCTTAATTTCATTTTCATTGATGATCTTGTTATTTTTGATACTGACATCCGTGCTATATCCATAGGAAATAACATGGTCACTGTAGTTTCCTTCAATAATTACCTTGCCGCTTGTGTGCGCTGTAACGGATCCACGTCCATTGTTTTTAAACCTGCAGTTTCGCACAGTTAATTTATACGGGTGATCATATTTAATTCCGTTTTCTCCAAAGCCCTCTAAATCAATGCCTAATTGTGGCCCAATTGTATCTCCCCCAGCTTCTTCTATATCACAGTCATCGACAAGAAGACCTTCACAACCATTGGTAGCTAGGTTATTTCTTCGCCCTCTTAAAAGCGTACACTTTCTAACGGTCACATTCTTTGAAGGCGTATATGTTCCTGAAGTATTCATCATTCCATCAGCTGCTATCCAAATGTTGTCTCCAATACAGTCAGAAACTTGTACATTTTCAATTAGCACATTGCTACTTCCATTAACATGGATACCAAAGCCCCATTCATGCGTCTTCTTAATTGAGGTAATTTTTGAATAATCATGCTCATGTCGATCCCCAATAATTTGACCGCCACGAATCGTAACATTACTTGCTTGGCCGATATAAAAACAGGAGTAACCCTGATAATCATTTGGCTGCACTTTAAATATAGCCTCTGGATGAAGTATTAGCTCAATATTCGAAGGAACATTGATACCTCCGCCGAATTCAGGTAACCGCTTTGTCGTATTCACAGCATCGATCAAATAGATACCTTTTGGAATATGTACTTTATAAAATGATTTTGAGCCTGCGTATTCTAAAGCTCGGTTTAATCCTTCTGTTGTTTCAATTGCATTTGACCCTTTATCATCAATTCCCCAATCCAGAGCATCAACAAAATAGTATAAGGGCTGTTGCATGTTCATGTTGTCAAACCCTTCCCTTCTACATTTTCATTGAGAAACCCTGATAGAGTGTCAATGAAGTTATAAAAGGTCTCATTTCTTGTACCAGAGCGTCCTTTCAGAGAAAAGGTGTTGAACATTGATTTGCGTAGTCCAGTGCTCAATTCCAGTTGAATGCTCTTTCCTGTTTTATTTTTATTGGCCACGTTATTTGGACTGCTACCGGATAGCCTCGCCCCCTCATCAAGAAGCTCTGCAGAGTAGCCGGCATCATTTAATGTGCTTGTTATCGCTTCAGCTTTGTCCCGATCTGTGCCGCCAACTAAAACATGTTGGTCATTACTTGCATAGCCGTGAAGTGACAGTGTGAACTCATGTTCCTTCAATATTTCAAGTGCTTGTGGCTCATCAAAATTCGTACTGGTTAAATGTAAATCAAATGCTCCTGGTGTCTTTAAAGCTTCAAAAAGATATGTAGAGTATGTTTCGCTTAATTCCTTTGCAAGCTCGCTTGTTCCCCCTTCTATACCACCTCCATGAGGAGCAAGAATTAATACATCAGTGTCTTTCTCTTTTGAGAACACGCTAAAATTGAACGGTGATTCATTCGCTTTAAGCTCTTCAAAGTTCCGATACTTGTCCGCTGCTAAAATACTCACTGGATTCATGAACGAAACCAATGCTGTCACCAATACTGGAAAAGACTTCTTTTCTGTGATATACTTTAATAGCTTCGTAACCTTGCGAAGTGTCAGGTGGAGAAGGTGTGACCCGCCAAAGTTGCCCTTCTCTACTCTTTTAATCTTTTTTAACAGTTCCTCTATTCTGTTTTTAATCCTCAACAATCAATAACCACTCCTTTTTATTTTTGTTTTATTCTTAAAACTCCAAATCATATAGATCGATCACATCGTTATCACCCCCTTAAATAAAGACATACACGTTAAATCCAAGACACAGTACTACCGCATTCTAGATGCACGTGTTCCCAATCTCCTTCCCAAGGCCCTTCTACCAAATCAACCTCATAATCAACTTCATCTTTTTCGATTACTTTTTTACATTCGTTGCAGAAGCAGGTAAACATTTTCACTCCTCCTCATTCTGTAAAATATCGTTTTTATTCAGTTTCCAAAAGCTCAGAATCTTCGTAAATGTTTCCTGCTACATCCCACCAGACTGACTCGAGTTCTATGAGATGTTGATCATCATTCATTTCTCCACCCTTAGCCCAAAAAGATCCGTCTTTCCAGTAGACTCTCCAATGAAAACCATCTACATCTTGAATGATATCCCCCTCATAAATCTCTCGGTGGTATTTGTCCTTCATCCCCGTGTATTGCATCCATGAACTGTATTTTTCATTTTCATCATTGTCATCTAGCGCTGCCAACTGAAACTGCTTTATATGATCCCAATAGTGCATTACTTTTTTCTTTTTTGAATACATCCGGAACTTAATTTTCCTCATTGTAATCCTCCATTTATTTTTTCTTTATAAAATCTCTGTTTTTTTATCTATATCTTCTAATTTTATTTTTATCTAACAAATCAATAATGTAAGTCTCGTACATGTCATCCCAATAAGGATATGTTCTCGCTATGTATTTCTTTACTCTTCCATTCTCCACAATCTTAAAGGTTTGCCCCTTTTCAATATCCGTGAACTTCTTCTTTGTCCATATCCCTCTGATCAACACTACAACTTCTTTTACCTCAACTGTTTGCCGCTGCATCACATTCCTCCTTTTTGATTTTCGTGTATCAAGCCTGTACAATATTCAAAAAACCCTAAAGGATGATGAACATGTGTGGCAGGTTCACTTTATTTTCTGAGTTTGACGACATCATCGAACAGTTCAATATAGATCAATTTTTGTCTGAAGACGAATACCATCCAAGTTATAATGTAGCTCCTTCACAGAACATCCTGACAATCATTAATGATGGATCAAACAACCGTATGGGTAAGCTAAGATGGGGTCTTATTCCTCCCTGGTCTAAGGATGAAAAGATCGGATACAAAATGATCAATGCTCGCGCTGAAACATTGTCCGAGAAACCAAGCTTTAGAAAGCCGCTTGTAAGCAAACGCTGCATTATCCCTGCAGACAGTTTTTATGAATGGAAACGCCTTGATTCAAAGACTAAGATTCCTATGCGGATTAAGCTCAAATCCTCCAATCTCTTTGCATTTGCCGGCTTATATGAAAAGTGGAATACACCTAAAGGTAATCCGCTATACACCTGCACAATCATTACTACAAAGCCCAATGAGCTTATGGAGGACATACATGATCGTATGCCAGTTATCCTTACTGATGAGAACAAAAAGGAATGGCTTAACCCCAAAAACACCGATCCTGATTATCTTCAAAGCTTACTGCTACCATATGACTCTGATGACATGGAAGCATATCAGGTTTCATCTTTAGTGAATTCACCTAAAAACAATTCACCTGAGCTCATTGAATCCCATTAAGTACCACAGTCATTTTGCTTTATATATCACCTTCGCTTAGCTATTATTCTAAGTAGGAGGTGATATTTTGTTTGTATCGCCAATGTTATTGCATTCAATCAAAGAACCATTTGATGACGATAATTATATTACCGAGTTGAAATTTGATGGAATTAGACTGATCCTCTCCAAGTTTAATGATCAGATAAAGCTTTACACTCGTCACAACAATGAGGTAACAAGCAAGTTCCCAGAACTGTTGGATCTTGATATACCCAATGGAACTGTTTTAGACGGTGAAATCATTGTAGCTGCCCCAGGCGGCGCCCCTGATTTTGAAGCTGTAATGGAACGCTTTATGTCTAAGAAATCAGCTCATAAGGTGGTTTACTGTGTATTCGATGTAGTTTATATTGATGGACATTCAGTCGCTAAGAAGCCGCTCACTGAACGTAAGAGCATACTTTTAGACCTTAATCTTGACCACGACAATGTCTTTGTGATCGAAGGCCTGCAAGGAAACGGATTAGCTTACTTCAATCTTGCCAAAGAAAAGCATCTTGAAGGAATCGTACTAAAGAAAGCTAACTCCCCTTATGAAATCAATAAACGTTCGCATAGCTGGCTGAAAGTGATTAATTATGATTACACAGATGTACTTATCACTGGCTATACCAAAGAGGATATAAAGTTTCTTCTGTCTTATCCTGATGGTACTGCAGCTGGGTTTATGGAATTCATGCCGAATGCGGAACGAAGTAAGTTCCACTCTATAAAACATGTAAAGTCTGAAACTGATGAATATGTATTTGTAGAACCGATCTTATGTAAGGTTAAGCACAGATTTAAGACTAAGCATGGTAAACTCCGCATACCTTCCTTTGAATCCTGGAGAGTCTAATCTCTCCGTTACATAGTTCCTTAGTGACTCGCCATTACACACCGAATGAAAATTTAGTACATGGATCAATTAGATATTTTATCGTTAAAATAACTATTTTATTTTGATTCATAAATAATCACCAAATGTCATAGCCTACAAAATCATTTCAAAATATTCGTCATTCCCTCATCCTCTTCTTCTGTCAATCCATATTCATCAAGCCTGCTTAAATAATCTTCTCGTTCTTGTTTGATCATTTTTTCACCTCTTTTTTATTTTTTTCAATTCTTTTTTGATTTTCATATTGCTTTTCACTCTTTTATTAATAGATGCGTGTCATACACATGCCATCTAAGAGAGATAGGACATTTTTGTCTCGGGAGGTGAAATGCAATGAAAATTCTTATGGATCTCTTCACAACTTGGATTTTTGATAAAGTCATGGATTATTCACTAGGTGCTATAATTTGGTTTGTATTCAAGTCCAAGTCAAAGCAGAATGAGTATCCCGAAGACTTTGAGGAAAAGCGTCGATTCAGACTTTAAATTAACTGACTCGTATTCTGATCGCTATCGCCGAGCGTAATGACTTCCGTAAATACCACCTGCTCGACCGGCTTGATAACGGCTTGCGCGATGCGATCGCCTTTTCGGATGATGTACGAACCTTTCGCAAAATGATCCCAAGCTCCGAGGTAATCGAGAGCACTGACGATTTTATCTCTGATATCGAAAAAAAAAGTCCTTTTCAATATCTGTATAACGATTTATATTGTCGACGATTACTCCGACCTCTCCTCGATAGCCCGAATCAACTGTTCCGAGTTGCACACGCAGTCTAGTATTCAGCGTAATGCCTGATCGCGGACGGATTTGCATTTCGTATCCCTTCGGAATCTCGAACGCCAAACCCGTCGGCACAAGCTCTGCCCAGCCCGGTTCGATAATAACGTCCTCTGACGCCACTAAATCGAAGCCGGCGTCCGTTGCGTGCGCATAAGCCGGAATCTGTGCGTCCGGTGATAACCGTTTAATATTTACGTTCATTTCGTTTCCTCCTAATAACTGATTAAAAATTATCTTTTATCTAGACTTGTTCAGCTCTCTCTATCATCTCTACAAGGTCTTGTGCCTTGTTTAATTTTCTGCTGTAGTCTTCAACTTCTTTCTTCGCGATTGCCATTTTATCAAATAAAACGCGCCAGTTGCCATTAGGATTTCTGCTGAATGATTTAACAATTAGGCCATTAAACCAGACGTCTAAAATTAGTCTGCTCTCACTTGTTTCAGGTTTATGACCAAAGGCAGCATCTTTATTATTACCGGCATAAACAATTTGTTTATTTATTTCATATAGATAATTTTCAGTTTCTTTTGTAACTACATATGTATTCATTTTCCCACCCCTTATAGATTGTATTGACTGTCTTTAATTGAATTCCAATCAAACGTTTCAAGTATGTTAAGCAACTGCTCTACTTTTGGTGCCCTCCAAGCTGTCATTGCATAAGTATGAGCTTCTGAAGTGTAGTGATGCTTGTTCAAATTGATGTGGCTCTTCGCTTCTTCTTTGGTCAAAAACATTGTATCCGGCCGTACAATATGAACCTTTCTTTCTGGAATTAATTCTGCTTCTTCATCAATGTATTTTTGAATCCACTCAAGAGGATCATCAAAGTCGTCATTTTTCAACTCTGTTAATGCTTCCTTAGATAGCTCACTATCTTCTTTTAAATCTTCTAAATAATCATCTAAAACATATGCTTCTGCAATATATGGCAGGTATACAGAATACCGTTCTGCATTTTCCTCTCGAGCTTCGACCCATTCATAATCACCAACTGTCCAGAAACGTGGTGCAGCTTGTCCGTCGTTGTCTTGATTTTTCAACTCTTGCTGAAGTTCTTTTAAAAACTGAATATCTTGATTCATTCGTTTCCTCCTATTCTGTTTAAAATCACGATTTCATCTAAATTGTTAAGCTTACATCACTGTCATTATTAAGATAGTCATCTACCATTAGCGTTAAACCATTTACGAAATCTTCAATTTTATCTTCACATTCACAAAAGCTGTCCTCTAAAAACCACCCTCCTGTTTTGTGCATCACGGTATAATAGATGTTTTCCCACCCTCCAAATGACGCATTTCTTGTTGCAACTATCTCAAACCCTTTGTAAATTATCTTCATGCAGCTTTACCACCTCTAATATTTTTTTATTTAACCTGGACTAAGATTTCATTTAAAATCACAGCGAACCTCATTTATTATGATTTTAAACAATTTGTTAATTCTCATTTCTTCTTTTTCTTTCAAAATGTCCTCTTCATTACTGCCAGCTTCATTTTCAACTTAACGTTTTCTTTAATCAATTTCTTCACGTTGCTCATATGTATTATCTCCCTCAAGATATGTGTTATTTATAGTCAAACAATGTCCCTTCTTCTGTCTTTGGAACTTTAGTACATTCATTTGAATTTGGTTTATGTCCAACATAAATGTATTCCTTTTCTTCGTCTAGAATTTCGTATTCCTTGTCCTTTTTGAAAATTGGATTGTTAGGATCCTCCGCAAACGCAATATCCTCTTTAAAAATTAACTTGTCCATGTCTTTCACCATCCTTTTTAGATTGTTTGCAGGCTATATACGACTTCCATCCAGCTGCAGTTCTCAAAGAAATGATTTCATTCAGTCCCACTGCCTGATGATCTTAAATCCCTTCTCTATATATAAGCAGCGCTGTATTATGAGTTCGACCTGTATTTATTGAATTATATTTGATATCAATAACTTCAATCTTTTTTGACTCTGCTCTTATGAAACCGTTTATTAGCCTATCAATTTCAACCCATTCACCATTGCAATATTCATCTTGGAATAGCCTTGTTTTAATCATTGTTTAAACCCTTTCTTTAATGAACTTCTTTCGTTTAACTTTCGGAAGACATATTAATCTACTAACATTAATAACTCATCGACTTCATAATTATATTCACCGTATTCACCAGAGTCCCATTCAACACCTACAGAACCTTGATTTGTCGTCCACAATATAATTCCCATCTCCTCATCTTCATGCCACCTTACTCGCTTCCCTATCTGATAACCAAGCATGTTTCCACCCCTTTCTTGAGAAAGCATTTAATTTAACTTTAATGTGTATTGCCTTGAGAAAATCCCCTTTAATTGGTAAACTCATACCTAACTTACATACGAGTGGGTGATCCCTTGAATAAAACAATCGGTATTACTGGATTAATCATCAGCATTGTAGTGCAATCATTTTCAGCCGATGATTCGCTATCCAAAAAGATTGCTACTGGTTTGTTATTTTTATCAATAATGATTTATAATTTTGAACATGCTAAAGATTATTCTAAAAAGTCACTTGTAATTTTAGGAGTTTCCTTTATTGTTTTTATGCTAGGAATTTATAAACTTCTTTCATTTGTCAGCGATTACTTTGAAGAGCTTAATATGAATTTTGGATACATCCTCTTATTTGAAATAGCATTGATTATTGCATTAGTGTCGATTGCAGTAAACGTAATGAAGTATATTGCGAATCGGTTAAGGAAATCACCTAATGGTAAAGAGCTTTGACTCTTTGCCTTTTTTAAGCTAAATACTTCTTCTTATGTGGTCTTCTATGTACAAAATCAAATGCTATATCAACCTTTACCGGTTCCTTCTTCTCTGCTACTCGTTCCGTAACAACAATCAGTTGTCCATTTTCCTGGCGTTCAATGCTATGGACTGAATATCCTTTACCAGCGTAATATTCACTAATAATCTCATCAACGTGGTTACTAAGCAGATTCCTCTTTATCACTCGAATAACCTCCACTTATTTTATTTTTATTCTTTAAAAGTTTATATGTATTCCATCCGCAGCCATCAAATACGCTTATGTCCGCTCCAAGATGCCATCTAAACCAAACTAAGTTAAACCAGGCTGTATCAATTATGTGCTTTAAATAACCTATGTGCCTTCCTCCTTACAATGAAATAATCCATTTATTCAAAAATGAAAATATTAAGGCGTCATTATATTATTAATATGTATTGACGCCTTTTATTCTGTTATGGCTTAGTTGCAATATCTTCTGGTTTTATAAATTTACTTGGAACAGGAGCGCTGTCAAAAATTGTTGGAAATGATACCGGTCTTCCAAAGTTCTTAATGTTATTCTTTAATTCTTCAATAGTATTAACACCGAATACACTTAAAGTTTTTTGCGCAAACTTTTCAGATTTTAATTTACTTAGAAACTTAATGTTTAAATGAAAAAGATTATGGATATATGTGATCGGAAACCAATCAAAGTTCACACTTCTCATTCTTAATAAATGAAAAAGTAATACATCAGCTACTATCAATTCGTCTCTTAAGTCGTTCGATCTTTGTATCAATAATTCTGAATGATAACTCACCCTATTCAATTTAAGATTCTCGTTTCTTTTCTCTATAGATGTTATGTAAAACCTGAATGCAGTTAAGTTTTCAGAGCTTCCCCTAAATGTCAAATTGTATTCCATATCTAATAGGTCAGCAATAATGTTGTACATTTTATACTTGAACAGTAGAGTAAAGGTGTATATAACGATTTCATGGAGTAAAAACTTAAAGTGATCAAATTGCTCAGGATGACAATTATCCATTCCTTTTTGTATATCTGTGAAAATATATATTCTTTCAAAGAACTCTGACAAAGCATCCGAATCAACCTTGTCTGCCTCAATTAGTACTTTTATATAATTCACAAAATCGTCTTTTAATGGTAGTGACTTATCAATTCCTTCTTTAACCAAATCGTCAATTTGGTTATTTTCAATTTTTTCATTTTGGATTTGTATCTCTTTTAAAGATTCAACAAATGCTTCAATAAATTCTTCTGAAAGGAAACTAATTCTTGAAGAATTTTTCTCAAGGGCGTTTCTCATTTTTCTAATAATATTTTTAGTTTTAAAATGGTTTATTTCTTCATCAAATAAATATAAAGGCAGTTCACCTAAAGGTGGTTTTTTATACTTTGGTGCTTTCAATATATTTCTAATCAATTTTTCATAATTTTCTTCAAAAGTTTCTTCATTAGAGAGTTCAATATAAATTCTATTCTTAACATAAGCCGGAATGAAAGCATTCCCTTTTTCATCTCTTTCTGCGATAATAGGGATAAACTTTTCTTGTTTTGTATCCGAATAAATATTTGGAGTGATTATTTGAGTTTCATCCCCTACTCCACCTGTCCTATTATCAGCTTTATTTTGATAACCAGAATCACAAATGATTAATACCCTGTCTATTTCTGTAGAAGTAACCATACTCTCCATGAATGCATATTTATCTTGTCCTTCTTTTAAATCCCACTTATCAAGTATAACCTCTATACCATCTCCTTCAGACAATCGTACTGCTAGATCTAAAACCCAATCTTCATGTTCATCAGAAGTCCAACAATATGATATGAAAACTTTTGGTCTTTTAATGGCTTTTTTATTCATAAATTATTCTCCCTTTGTTCTTAATTTTCTCTACTAAAGTTTATATGGTTTTATTCCTCCAAACAAGGAAACTCTTTAAAATGCATCTTTTATTTAGTTCCATTGGTGATTTCTTTTTCTAATAACGTTTGCACTCTCTTAATCTCTTCAATGGAATGTACAGTACCTCCGGTGTTTAATTCAATATACCATTGAAGAACATCTGCTTTAGTTGGGAGATCATTAATGACAAACTCCAAACTGATTAAATTGCTCAAAGTGTCTTCAAACTGATTGTAAAAGTGATCAAATGCTTTAATTTCATTGTTTAGGAACCTCAAACATGCCGTTATCCTTTGTAAACCATCCACACATACAAAGTCTCCTTGAAAATCCCTCATCCATCCTTTTTGGTTAAGGAAAATGGGATTTGTTTTACCTCCTTTTAAAAGATGTTCTACAAATTTAATTTGCTGCTCTTCATTCCATACATGCCCTCTTTGAAAATCAGGGTTAAGTTGTAGACCTTCCTCAATATACCTTTCAATTGCACTTTTAAAATGCCTTAGTGAGTGATGAACTCTATAACTGCCGTCTTTTGTGTATGGCACTATATCTTTGAACTTCATTCCACGTCCTCCTCTTCATCATTTGCACCAATTAAAACATGTGGGAATTCTTCATGAGGATAATTTTTTAGTGCGAACTCCATGCATTCCCATTCTGTCCCTGTAAAAAATGTGGCGTTATTTCTTGTATCAAAAACACGCGCTGGTTTTCTTTTCACTCCGCATCCTCCAATAACTCAGGATTTTGGTAAACGTCGCCGATGACTTCGTATTTTTTTACACTAGGATCTGATTCACTTTTCAACCAGCTTATAGCATTCATGTCTAAATCAATCCAAGGTCTTAAATCAAATGCTGGGTAATCTTCGTTTTCTAAATATTTCACCACTCCGATATAGAATGGCTCTTTGGAAAAGGCAGAGTCGTATGTAATTTTTATATAATCTCCTGCATATATGTCTTTGCCATTGCTGTCTTTAAGACAAGTCCATATATCCCGACTTATCAACTCGTAATCTTCTTTATCTGAGTAGATTGCCTCCCCAAAATATTCAATTTCACTCAAGGTGTAATAAAGCAAGACAATTTCAGCAGTATTCTTATGTCGGAAAACGTATCTGATTTTGATTTCATTCATTATCTTATTCCCCCCAATGTCCATGATTTCTCATGATGTCCGTTACCTCGTCAATATAAGGCTCATCTTGGTTGATAACAACATAGTCATTGACTTCTTTTCCTTCGGCTTCTCTTCTGCAAAAGTTGATCCTACCAATGAACGCCCCTAGACAAAGCCGTTCTTGAAAAGTTAAATACTTTTCGGCGTCCTCGATTTTTATAACAGTAAACTTACTCATTCCGCGCCCTCCAATACTTCACCCGGAATCATAGTCCCGCACTCCGAGCATTCGTAAATGTCCATATGCCATAGTTCTAATTCACTTTCGCCGCAGCTAGGGCAAATAATATCTTCCATCATTCCGCACCCTCCTTCATCGCCTCTTCCAGTAAACTTAAATCGTCAGAATCTATCACAAGAGTTTGATCTCCACAAAAAGGGCAATAAATTCCGGACGTGCTGGCAGACCTTTCTAAGAATGTCCATTCCTCGCAGTCATCGCAATAGTACCGGATTAATGTTCCATTCACTTTTGGCATTCCGCGTCCACCTTCTGCCGCCGCATCGAATTCACAAGTATTTGAATTTCTTTTGTAAGCCGCTCGGCCTCTTTTGCACCTTGATCTATCACATTGAGTCTGTTTCGTTTTCTAGAAATAACCGCGTCATGTATGACGTTATTCACTTGTTCGCTCAAAGCATCCATCAGCTTAAAAAGTTGAATTTGCTTCGTACTCATTCTGAACCCTCCTTTGCTTTTATAAGATTTTTATCACTCCATTGAAAAATTTCTTTCAACTTGTTTACGGGGTTGCTGAATACTATTCGATAACCGTTACTAAGAGTGAGACGCGCTTGACCACCAGGTTGCTCTTCAATAGCTACTATATCCTCATTGGTAAACTCGAGTTCAATCCCGCCTCTAAATCCAACTTTGAATTTTTTAAATCCATTTTGCATCATTATTCCTCCCTCGTTTCCATAACTCAATAAAACTTACATTTTATTTTTATTCTCAAAATATTCATGCTGGTTTACCACATCACGAAGTATGTATTGTATTTCCTCTAAATTGTCTTTAACAAAGTCCAGGTCTCCTATTGCCATTCTGATTTCATTGTTCTCTATGCTGCGCAAAGATCTTTCACATGATACTAAGAGCTTTGCATATTTCCTTAAAACCATACTTCTTATTTGATCGTTAATTGGTTCATTAATCAATAATTAAAGCTATCTCCTTTCCTGATTCTAATTTGATTATATAACCTCAACCATATGTTGTAAATACTTATTTTATTTTTATTCTGAATAATTTTAAAAAAATCAGCTTTACTCATACTGTAAAGCTGCTGTCTTCATATACGTCTTCATGCCATCCAATTTCCAAAGAGTTTCATTTATTTTATCTCTAAATTCTAAAACTGAAGCATGATCCATTCTAATCCTCAAACAATCCCCATTGTTTTTAAAAATAATGTCTATGTAGTACTCTCCACTTTGGATGTTCTTAGAACCAACACTCATGGAAACTGATCTCATAATGTCTTTCAAGTCAATTTCAAGATTAAAATCCATTGTATGCTCCAGTCTGACTAAAAAGTCACCAATTTTTTATGTCTCATGATGACTGACAAGATGTGTATGTATTTTTACTTCGATGATAACAATTGTGAAGATTTATAATCCTCATTTTCAAACGAATCGTCTATTTCTTCGGCATAAGAGGTTGTTAATTCAGCATCCTCTGTACACATGATATCTACATCAAATAGTGCCTCATATTTTTCTTGATCTTTTTGAAGAAACCCCATTTTCCCTGTTTTATTTCTTAATTTCTTTTTAATTGATTGATATGCGAACAAAAGTGCTTCCTCTTCATTCTTGGCTTTTATTCTGCCGAAAAAAGGTATGCACAGCTCCCCTTGAATGAAATAATCCTTTTCTGACATACGTTTCCCTCTCTCTGGTAGTAATTAACCGAACCTACGTTCCCTTTTTTGTTGACTTAATTATAACCTTTTACCTAGTTAGTGGCAAATCTTTTTTCTTTCATTTAAAAACTTGGAAAGAATTGATATAGTATGATAAGCAATACTATATCAGGAGGTTGTCCGATGCTTGAGGTTGAAATCGGACAATGTTTGATATCCATTCTCCTTGAACGTAGAGGAATGTCCCTAGGGCAACTTTCGAACCTAACAGGCATCAGTAAGCAAAGGTTAAGTGATTACGCTAATGGCGTTAGACCTTCTATGAATATAAAAACAGCGAGAATCATTGCTATTGCCCTAAACTGTTCGATTGAAGACCTCTATGAATGGAAAATCAAACATTGACTTAATCGCTAGGGAGTTTGACCTAGCGAACCTCCTTGTACCCTTTTTAGTGTATAGAACTATTTTACTGCATATGTACAAATTTGTCTCTGTCTAACTTTGTCGAATTCTGAAAAATATGAACAAAATCCTGATATTTTTTTAAAAATACCACGAGTTAACTCACATTTGTTTTATTTTTACTCTGAAAGTTATGTAAAGTTAATCCCTGTAACAGGGATTAAGAATTAGTCTCAATTACTTCAGACTTGATACAATATTTTTCTAAGTTCTCCATATTCACTACTTTCCTCAGTGTTTGTGAATTAAACTCCGCGTCTTCATTCAAGAACCCATATTGTCGAGTTATTTGTTTATAATCAGGTACTTTTAATTCACCCTTCTCTTTATATATCGCATACGCCATGTTGAGCTTTCCTGAATTGATAAGATTTTTAGGTGTAAAGAAGGGTTCTTCTAAAAATTTTTGAAACTGACTAAAAGAACGATGAATTAAAAATTTGTCAGCTTTCATACTCTGATTAGAGCTCTTATATTTTAGCCTAAAAATATTTTCGCTTTTAACTAATGTGGCAAATTTGTTTTTAAGGCTACTATCTGGCGAACCATTGCTAAGATGATATGTTCTTTGGTCATTAGCACGCTTAAGTAACTCATAACATTTATCGCTTACAGTAATTATTCTTACACCATGTTTATCATCTACTAGCCTTACCTTGTTATCATCGAGTAAATCGTCACCTGTTAAATTCAGTAACTCTGAATGCTGATAACCATCTATACCTTCATAAATAGCCTGTATCATGGCCTTATCCTGATAATTAATCATAAAATCAACATACTCTTCTACTTCTTTATTGGTGAATAGTGTTTTTTTGTTTTTATCTATAAACTGCTTTAAGTCACCATCCTGTATCTGATACACTTTGTTGATGTTACTGTTTGCCAAGCCATTTTCCATTGCCCAGGTTGTGTATTGTCCAATTACAGCTCGTGCTCCTCTTAATGAGTCTATAGATTTGCTATCCAAATCGAAAAATAACGTACGCAGCTCTTCCAAAGAAAAATTAAATATGTCTTTTTGAAGTATTTTTTCTGTAGCTGAGAAATCCCTTAGCCTTAGCCAATAATGGTTTCTTGTTGCTTCACTTTCGTATTTCTCTAAAAACTTTTCCTTCAATTCAGCATTATATATTTCACTCATATTAAATTCTCCTTTAGGCTTTAAACAACAGCAATTTCATCATAAAACATTCGCTTAAGTTTCTTCTTCATAATATTCTTTAGTTGATTCTCATTATTTTGTCTTCCTAATTCTTCAAACACTCTTCCGCTTTTACTAAAGTCAATCGTATTAAGGATATTTTCAAGCTCGTTTAGTTCTACATTGTTTTCCTTCATCTTCTTGGCCAAATAAACATAACCGTAAAACATTACGTTATGATTAATGTATGATTGCTTTCTAATGGACGATAAATCATCTTCAAGAAATTCGTCTGGGAAGGCATAAAAAAGGTTATCAAAAAAGTCTACCAAGTATTTCGCAATTTTCAACGCATCTTTTCGAGATTTCAGCTCAAATGCATCGTCTATAGCTTCTGATAAAGTATAATATGTTACAAGGAAATTGCTATCGATACCAATTTCACTTTGTGGGCTTATTTTATTTTTAAGTTCACTTTTAAATTTCAGCTGCTCGACAACGGTTGAAGAATACCGTTTTTGTCCCAATTCTTCAATTCTGGATTTTTCAACTGGGTTTATGGTATTCATTTGAGCAAAGTGAACCTTAGCCTTTTCTTCATCGTAATTGAGCACATTTAAAATGAATGGTTGATCTAATTCAGGGACTTCAGCAATGGCCTTAACAATACCTGAAATTCGATGATATCCATCAAGAGCATCTAATAAGGTTCCTCGTGTTACAGTGAGGGTTTGGTCGCTTGGATCATATTCAACTTCTTCATCACCATCAGATGTTCCAAGACGAGCGTTAAAAGTTAACATTGATACAATTAAATCGCCTTTAATAAACAATTCTTTGATCTCATCAACTGATTTAGGGTTTGTTTTAGGTACAGGGATAAGGCTGCCCTTAATGTATTTTCCTTCACGCTGAGTATTGTAATTGTACTGCAGGATGGAGCTATTATATAACTCACTAAGTTCCTTGGCAGTAATGGAAGTGACATAGTTATCCTCTTTAATTTTAATCACATTTTTGAACTTGTATGGTAGCTTAACTACTTCTTCACCGGCGAATACTCTCCCACCTTCAAGCTCTTTTGCCAATCTGGTTGGAAAATAATTTGAGGGATCTAAAGCTGGAGCCCCAAGAATTGAATACATCTCTTTTGAAACAATGTACACTTCTTTTTCGTTTAAACGCTGTACGTTGTTATCATTATTATTTAAAATTTCTTGGATATAACCAGGGAGTGCCTTGTATTTGTCCGCCATTGTGGCTTTTAATTCCTTCACCATATTGGAATCACTTTTAATATCAATAAGATTTTTCTCTATTTCAGTTTTTAACTTATAAAGTTTATCCGTTGTTAACAAAACTTCAGACACATTATCACCTCACATAATCATATTAAATTTATCATTATTTTCATAAGCAAGTAAAGCTTTTATGTGATTATTTATATCACTTGTTCAAAAACATTTTAAGTTTACTCTGTATATACATGTCTGATTTTAAAAAGAATTCTTTATATTGCTCTAAGGTAACATCATCTAAAAAGGACATGTCTTCTTTTTGATCAACCAAAACCCCTGGATCTTGAGAATAATCCCTTTCATTGACTAAATAATGGTCATTTAAAGTATTGATATTACTGTGGCCAGAGAACGCTGCCACTTTTTTAATATCACCATTAACGCTGTAAGAAAAGTTTGTTGCAGTATTGCGTAAACTATGCGGAGTTATCTTTCTTTCTTTGGGAATGCCCATAACTCTACATACGCGATTCCACATATCCTGTATTGAATCAACTGTTAACTTATGAAATAAAAGCTCATGTTCCCCATACTCTTGCTTTAACAGCAACAACTCTTCATAAAAAGCAGTGGAAATCCCAACTGGTCTAGCCTTTTTTTGCTTAGTTTTTTTAAAGTTGACGAGATAGCATTGGTGCTTTTCTGAATAAGTAATATCATCCCACCCAACTCTAAGCACCTCTGATTTACGCCCACCAGTACGTGCACTAAACAAAATAAACATCTTTTTCATTAATCTGTTCTGACGCTCAGTAACATACGCTACCTCAGCAAATTCATCAGCTTCAGATATTCCTTCAAAAGAGCCTGCTGGGTTCTTTTCTGTTGGAAGAGGTCTAAAATTAAATACAGATGCATCACACTCATGTTCAGATTCAAGGTACTTAATCATACTTTTCAGTGCGGCAATCTTATTGTTAATTGTTGAATTGGAGTTGCTTTTATTTTTAGCCAAATGGGTTCGATAATCATACAGGTCACTCTTCTTAATCGCCAGGTCACTCTCAGTTAAATATTCAATATCCTTGGCAGCATAGTGGTTGAAAAACTCTCTTATATGCCTTTCATACGTGGCTCTAGTATTAGACTTTTCAATTTCTCCAGTTTCTCGATCCCTGTTTCTTAAATCTAATTCATCAAACCACCTATTTATGTTATTGTATATTGAATAATCCCTTAGTGTTGACGCTTTCTTTTGAGCTTCCATAATGACACCTCATATCATTTTTTTCATTAAGTATTGATCAAATTCTTTCCACGCAACAATCCATTCATTCTCACCTTGAATATTACTCAGCAGCATTATATTGGCGTTACAGATTTCCATTTGCTTTAACATGTCGTATTCTTTAAGAGCGTTAATTAAGATGTCTGTATTCATTTTATCACACCTAATTTATTTTTATCCTATAATAAAATTCAGTTTAGGACATTTACCCTCTCGTCCTTACAGACGTTTATAATTGGCATCCCCGTCAATTCCTCATAAAGCTCCTCTTCGAACCCAACCCATTCATCACTTGTCGCTTCTCTTCGTAGGAACTCATTATAAGCTACTGCTATCTCAGGCTGCTCTAGAAACTTTAAAACGATCATATGCTTTTTCCAAACTTTAGCCTTGTTTTCTTCTGTATAATATTTATTATTCATTTTATTTTTACTCCTTAAATACATTTTATAGAATTTTTTTGTTCTTTAATGAGGTTATATTCTTTGTGATTTTTTCTCATTGTAGTTACATTATTAGGTGTAAACACATCCGGATCCTCTTGGTGGAGATTGACTCGTGTGAAGTTCTTTAGTTGTTTTATGTATTGATATTGTCTTAATGATGTAATCTTCAACTCTTCCTTTTGAGTGGCACTGATTGTTTCCATTGTTTCATCTCCCAACAACGTTCATCTTGTAACTTCATTATATATGTTGCTAGAATAATATGCAATAATTTATTTTATTTTTATTCACGACAAATAACACATCCCCTATGTATGTGTTAAAATGTCTGCTGATTTGTCTTTAATCCTCATTAGGATACCTTTGCTTTATATTTTGATCTAATCATTTCTGCTTCATTTTCAAGATGATTATCTTCCTGAGAAATTTCTAAATTAATATCTCCCATTTCCATGTATCCCTTAGCCATTTCCTCATAAGAAAGTGCTTTCCCGAAATGCTTTTTCATTTTAATTCCCCCATGGTCTTATATTTGGTTTTATAAAATATAGGAACTTCCCCTTTAAATTAGAAAAGACGCCTGATCCTTTGGATCAAACGTCTAACCATTGACTATGTAAATTCCTAGTTGTGTTATGCTCCTCTGCTAGCTGAAGCCACTGTGATATCTCCGTTAGCAGTTTGGACTGATTGTTGTCCACTTACAAACCCTACAGTTAAAGCTAGTAAAATGACAATCGCGCAATTAAATTTCTTCATTCTTTCACCTCCTTTCAAGTGAAGAAAACTAGAGCGCAATTAAATTTAATATTTCATCTGAGTATCCACGCTTTTTCAATTCAATCAAAGGTAGATTTAGACAGAGCCTATCGCCTGATTTTTTGAATTTCTTTATACTCTCGTGAAAATGGGACATATCATTATACAGCAAGCCCTTAACGTGATAAAGAAACCCTAAATCATCATCCAGAACATCATGTTCTTCAATTTTTTTAATAACATCTTCTGCTTTCTTAGTTTCTTTGATATTAGTCAAATAAAAAGCAGCTTCAATCATATCCGGTATTTCTTGAGATTCGAAATCTACCCATTTGTTTTCTCTCGCCCAGACATTATCTAAAAAGCAAAGTGCGAGTCGCAATTTATAATGATGATGGTTATTGTCTTTTGCAAAGTTCAAGCCTTTTTCATAGCACAGTTTTGCTTTATCATAATCTTCAAAAATGTATGTATTCCCAAGTGTTAAATAACTAAATACAATCAATCTGTTATTATTACATTCTTCAATTACAGCGCTACAATGTTTTCGGGTTTCTTCTAGTTCATAATCATTTAAGCTTATATTGGCCTTTAACAGTTCAATTCGACCACTGTACGAATCTTTTATAAATCCATCAGACAGTTCGTCAATCTCCAGAAACTGAGCTGTACTTTTCATTAAGCCAAATTCTCCAATTTTCAAGTATTCGTACATAATCATAATATTCGAAAATGAATACATTTCAGGAGATTTAATTCTATATTTCCCCGTTTCCCGGATCGCTTCATTTATAGAAATTTTATTATTATTCAGTTTTCTATGTAGGGAATAAACCTGTCCCCATTCACGACTTATTGAATTAGATGATTCGCAAAGATTGCTTACGATCTTATCAGTCAAGGCATTCCATTGGTTTAAATCTGCATACTCGACAGACTGTCTTGCGCTTTTTTTATTGGGATCCAATGATAAGAAGTAATCACTTAGAAGCTGCTCTTCTTTATCAGGAAACAAGCTTTTAACAATATTAATTAAACCGCCTAAGTTGTCCATTTCTTTCTCTGGGGTGTTGATGAATTTGTAAAAACCATTAACCTTTTCGTACCCTGCTATTTTTGAGAGTTTCGCTGCGAGCTGGTTGTCTTTTTCACATTCATTCTTAATCATCTGCTTAAGATTCATTGGTTACTCCACCCCTTCCCAACTAATGTTCCCTTGTTTATAATATACATTAGAGTTGTCAGAATTACAAGTATTTATTTTATTTTTATTCTAATTATTTTTCAAGGAATAATTATCTGTTTAAAATTCGTATTTTATGTAAACCGGCACAATAAGGATTCTTATTGTGCCTTAAAGATATTTAGTCCGAGTTTATCTTTTAATGCATCCTGCAGCACCTGAGAAAAATTAATGTTCTTTTCTTCAGCCACTTCATTCAACCACGCAGGAATAGTTAATGTTTTCTTGACTGATTTACGTCTATATTCATCGCGGAATGCATGCATAGGTATATCAATCAAGCACACAACTTCATTTTCCGCTGTCTTAATTTCCGAAAACGGTGAAGGGCCAGGATACTTCTCTCCGTCCATTTCTAACCCATATAAATGAAGCCCTAAAGCTTCTTTTGCCATGCTAATTGCCTCTGTGTCATTCGATCCACAGGTTACACACCCAGGAAGGTCTGGAAAGGTTACTGTAATACCATCATTTGCAAAGTGTAAAATAGAGGGGTAAGATACCCAATTCATTTATAATCAACTCCTTATTGAAGATTATAAATACATTTAAAAAGTTTGCAAATTCGATACGTATAATTAAACGTATTTGTCTTTATTGCTCACTTTCTCCCGGCCAAATGCACATCTCAATTTCACTTTTTAATTTCTTTTCTGTTTCTTCATCTAATTTTTTATAAAGAGCACGGGTAAGATTTCGCTGATCAATAATCATGTTGACTAAGACTGACTTAGTACGTTTATTTAAACCTGCTTTTGTTAGTAGCCACTCGTCTTCATACCCAATAAACCCAAGCAACACTGATTCAAGATCACGTATCCGTTTTTCCATTTGATCTTTGTATTCAGCTCCTGCACTAAAACCATTTTTAAACTCTTCATTATCAAATTTGTTCTTATTTAGATTATTGATAAATGTTTCATCCATGTCCATCAACCGCCAAAATATGTGAAATCAAAATAGTACTCAGAGGCATTATCTTTAAACTTCATGTCAAGTAATAGCTCTACCCCTTCGTTCCCTCTTTCAACCGGTATCACGGAAACATCATGTGTACCTAATGGGTAACAATTTAAAAAGAGTTTAGCACTTTCTTCTCCTCTCTTTATTGCTTTATCTATGTTGATATTTGAATTGTTTTCTTGAAATTCTTTATTAATACTTTGTAACACAAAAAATGCCTCAACTTTATCTTCAGATGCCCTGCTATTCGCAACAGTCCTATTTACTTTGTGATCAAATGAATCTCCGATTAATGGCAATGTAAAAAGTTTAAACGCTGTATCCTGAAGAATTTCTTTTTTACCTTTTTCATAAATATCAATGTAATACTCTTTATATAATATCTCATTAACAAATTCTTTTGTTTTTAAATCAACACTTTTTGAAGGATATTTCCCTTTTGGGGTTGCTACCAATAAAATAATGGATTCGTAATTCACATTAAGGCATTTTCTATAATGATTTAATTCTTCCATTCTAAAAACCTTCTCCCTTTACATTAATTTTATTTAGACTTGTGTTTTTTAAATTCTCTTCCATTCAACATACTCAAATCGTTGCTGATAAAGGTCTTCCAGGATTGTGACCCATTCCACCCAGCCCTCAGCAACAATACTTTTCTTCTCCCCATCCTCAATCCATTCAATCCAGTACACCTGAACACTCCTCACCTAGTAATAACTTCAATTTGCCTTATGGCAGAAGTGGCTTTAAACTCCATATGTAGCTCATTTGCGATCGCTAAGGCTTCTGACATTGTAGTGAACTTAGAAGCGCTATGAAGCCCCTTAGATGTCTTATAACCACTTCCATCTAATTTAAATGACTTGAAGTAATCATCATTTTCAAATTGAATAACAAAAAAGGTATCGATAACCGGCATAGCTAACTCCTCTTCAGCAGACCAGCAATTTTTATGGCCAGTGGCAGCAATCCAATTAATATGTAAAACACCATGATATTTATTTTATTCTTAAAGAACAGTTCAATCATATTCTGCTCCATACCTGGTGAAAATGAATCAATCAGTTCCTGGTTAAACTCTTCATCATAAACCTGATCAACGAATAAGGCCTTAAATCCTGTCAGAAAGCCAATACCCAGCCAGAGTATTAAGAAATATGCTATTCCAATCAAATAAACCCCCTCCTTATATACATCGTCTGGTATTATAGTAGTGTTAAATACTTTGTGTAGGTGAAATTTAATGGAAGAGAAAGATTTTGAGACTAATGGCTACGATGTAACAATTGTGTATGATTATAAGGGGTATCCTGATGTTAAATATGGACGCTGTGACAACTGTGATTACGCTTTATTCAAGAGTTCAGTGAAAAGTGGTGTGTTTTTACGTGAGTGTCGCAGATGTGGTATGAAGAAGAGCATTTAGTTTAATGCTCTTTTTTATTTCACTGGATCCATGTAGCTTACATATACTTCAATTCCGTCTTCAGTTTTATATTCCGCAATTTTGTCTGGATCCGATTCAATCTTTTCAATAAGCCGCTTTGCACTTTTATTGCCCTTTTCACTATTTGCAGCAACAATCCAAGACCAATAATTCCATTCAGAGATGCAAGACTTAATCTTTTCTGGTATCTTATGACCTCTTGTATAAACCTTGATCATTTGCATACTCCCCCTGCTGGTTCATTATTTAATCCAAAAAGCTGGTGGAACGCTCAATACTCGATATTGTTCATCTAAATAAGCATACTTTCTTTCCCAATCACTTTTCTTCCATGCTTCTTGATTTGAGTATGATGGATCTTTTGGTTTTGGATAGTCTCCATTTACCCAACCATTTTCAATATGATTTAGTTTGGCTTCGTTGCCCTTATCATCATATTTGTACCAGACAGTTATCATTTTGGCTACCATAAGTCATCCTCTCCCTTATTGTGCATTTATGATTTTTCACAATTATTTCTTATTGCCAAGCATAAATAATAAGGCACCCTCTGTGCCAATCAATTCATACTTTATTCCATTTTTAGAGGCGGAATGTTTTGTTCCTGTCTCAATTACATTATTAAAATTCAATTCATTTAAAATTAATCGTTCCTTATCTTCATCAGAAAGTTTTGAATCTGCTACACTACTTAATGCTTTCATTATTTCTTGGTATTGCCCTAAGGAAATTTCATCCATTTGATTTGAAGGAAGGCCAATAACACCATAGGGAAAAATGATACGGTCTTTACTATCTACAGATGCCGTAATTGTGAAACCATTCCATTTGGCCATATAGACAGATGACCCATCATTAACCTTCTCAATTTTCGAATCATTAATATCAATAACTCCGTTTGAAACTTTGTATATTTTATCTTGAAACTTATCCTGTGTTAATCCTGAGCTTCTGCCAAACACGAGGTACCCAACAGTAGCGATTATAACAATAGCGATTATCAATCTCTTATGTCTATTGATTACCCTCCAAATATTATTAGTTGTATCTGTAAACTGGTTCATTAATTCACTCCTTCATATCTGCGTTCTAAACACCTTTTCATGTTCTGATGATTGTTTTTCGTTCCACAGTTGTCTTAGTTCCACATAAAAGAATGATTTTATAAAGAATCATCCTTAATTTTATTCCCTTTCAACTAACTTACCAAGGTTCGTTTCGTAGTAAACTCTCCATCACTCATAGTCAATCAACATTTTATTCATATGTATCAATTATCAATGTTAGTGTTTTATCTTCAAAATTAACTTGATATGTGCTACAACGAACTTCTGCTGTTAAATGATTGTTAATTACAAATTCTTCGCCTAGTTCGGCATCAAAATCTTGCACCAACTTAATATAATCTCTTAGTACATCTTCACTACTTCTACGAATGGTAATACTTGTATTTAAATCTCCCAATTCTATACTCCCGCAGACAGAAGCTAAATCCTCATAACTCGCGTCTAACTTTTCGCCGTTAATTATTACAACCCCGTTACTAATACCTTCTACTTCATTTCCACCTATTAAATGAGCCACTATCATAGTGTCACTTCCCTTCTGATTAAAAGTACGATTTTATTTATTCATGGCTTTTCAGTTGCTGTAACGTTTGTCTTGCTTTTTCTAAATAAGCATCATCATTAAAAATTCTGTACAAAGACATATAATCATTATGTTCATCAAGAATTTGATCTATTGTTTTTGTCTCCGTGAAAATGTACCCGTCTTTTATATCAGTAGCTTTTTCTGTTTCTGCTTTTTTGGATACAACGCTACTCTCTTGTTCGATTTCTTCTGATTGCTCTAAAAGCTGAACAATGCCCATGCTAACTTTGTAATTTCTTTTGCCAAATTGAATGGTGGCCTCGCCCCAAAACATTTGATAATCAACCAGTATCCCTTGAGATCCTTTTTTCTTTAAAACTCTATCCCCAGAAATCGTTGTGTGATTTTCTGTTAATATAACTGCACTTCCTATTAGATTATGAAGTTCTTTTTGAGACAATTTTTTAAGTGTTGTTTTCATTTTAAATATCTCCTTTTATATTGCCGTATTTATTTTCCTTAACTTGTAACTTTAGTATAACATGATCCCTAAAACGGATCAATGGTTTTTTCTAATTATTTTCATCTTTTTTAAATTCCATTAGTTCATTAATTGTAACGTCAAAATAGGAGCACACTTTTTCAATTAGATCTGTTGGAACCCGCTTTATTTCACCCAGCCACATCAACCGTACGCTTTTATAATCGTGTTCCAGAATCCTCGATAGTTCCCTTATTCCGCTTATTCCTTTTTCTTCAGCTAGTTGCTTTAATTTGAATTCAATCATTTTAGAATCTCCCTTTATTTTTAGTAAGGAATCCACATCGGAAACATTTAATCATTTTGATCTCTTTTGTATGTTAGCAGCTCATGCAACTCAATATTTAAATAGGTACAGACTTTATCTAACAGGTCTCTTGGGTACCGCTCCATTTCATCATGATACAGCTTCCTAACTGTGTTAAAACCATGATCAATATCATTGGACAGCTTTCGAATACTGATATTCCTTTCGTC